TGCACGCTTCAGTTCACCGGAGTCCGGGGAGCGAGCGATGACATCCTCCGCGGACTGCGGGCCATAAAAGACGGCGCCACCCACTACGTCAAAGCCGACGACTTGACGATCTGTAACCCGCTTACCGGCTGGACGGACACCATGGGCCGCCGGTACCGGGACAAGTACGACCTTCCGGTTCACCCGTCCAAGGCCAGGGGCGCTGTCACGATCGGCTGCGTCTGCTGCGGAGGCGGATCCCAATTCACGATCAGCGCCTTTCGACTGCTCAGGCGCACATGGCCGGAGGCATGGTGGAAATACATCGTCGAGACAGGCATGGGCGAGATCATCCTGGCCATCAAATACGACGCCCATATCGACACGGTAAGAGAATCCATCGATTCCCTGGGAGGCTTGGAAACGGTCGCCAGGGAACGTCCGTGGATTTTCGATTATACTGCGGCGGACCCGCTGCCGGGATACGAAAAATGAGTAGATCCGTAAATTGAAATCAACAGGATCAATGATGTTCACAGCTAAACTATTTCCGACAATACTGATTATTTTGGATGTTCTGGCGGCGGTCATGTATGTGCCGTCCGGTGATTGGCGGCATGTCGTTTACTGGCTGGCCGCGGCGATTTTGACTTTTACGGTGACGTATTGATACCCCCGGGATACGAGAAATGGGAAAAAACGAATTTTTGTACTTTGGCGCCCTGACACCCAGGCAGCAACTGAACGACCTGATGCACAAGTATGCCCAGAGAAATCATATTCCTTATGCCGAAAGCTGGGTCGAACTCGAGCATCGCTACTACAGGCGCCATAACATCGCGATTTTCGTAGAACGCAAAAAACACAGGGAAAAGACGAATACGCGTCTGAGCATCACGGAATTTTTCGAGTTAACTGGAAGGCTCACCGCGGCGATAGAGATCGGGCATGAGATGACTGACGGGATACTGGTGGAGAAACACCATGCCCTTTAATTCAGAAAAAGCGCAGTGGGTGAAAAACTTTATTGAAACCTACTGCACCTATTCAAAAGGCGAATGGGCTGGCAAGCCATTCAGACTTTTGCCGTGGCAATGGGACGACCTCTTGAAACCTCTCTTTGGAACGCTCAATGACGACGGGACCAGGCAATACCGCACCGCCTACGTCGAGATTCCGAAGAAAAACGGCAAATCGGAATTCTGCGCCGCCATAGGCCTTTACATGCTGACCAACGACGGAGAGAAAGGCGCAGAGGTCTACTGTGCGGCCGCGGACCGCGAGCAGGCGAGCATCGTCTATCAGGCGGCCTCGGCCATGGTCCGCAACTCGGCCGGCCTCTCCAGGCATCTCAAATGCCTGGATTCACGTAAGCGGATCATCTACCGGAAGAACAACAGCTATTTCCAGGTCCTCTCTTCCGAATCGTACACAAAACACGGGCTCAACCCGTCATGCGTCATCGTCGACGAAATCCACGCGCACCCCAACGATGAACTCTGGAACGTCTTGACGGCGGGGACGGATTATGCCCGCAGGCAGCAGATCGTCTTGGTCATCACCACGGCCGGCATATACGACAAAAACTCCATCTGGTGGCGTCTGCGTTCGAAAGCTATTCAGGTCGAAAAAGGCATCATACAGGATCCCCGGTTCCTGCCGGTCCTGTATCTGGCGGACCCGGAAAAGGACGATCCGGATGACGAGGACCTCTGGAAGCGGGTGAACCCGTCCTTGGGACAGATCTTCACCCTCGACAAGATCCGGCAGGACTACAACGAGGCTAAGCAAAACCCGGTGGACTTCCAGAATTTCCTTCGCTTCCGGCTGAACATCCCCGTCAAGCAGCTCTCGCGGTGGATGCCCATGGACAAGTGGGATAAGTGCAACTCCGAGCCGGACCTTGAGTTCCTCCGAGGCCGCAAGTGCTTCGGGGGCTTGGACCTGTCATCCAAGATCGACCTGGCGGCCTTCGTCCTGGTTTTCCCGCCGGATGACAAGGACGGTGTTTTTGACATCCTGTGCCGCTTCTACTGCCCGGAAGAAGGAATCCTCAAACGCTCTCAAACCGACCGCATCCATTATGACATATGGCAAAATCAGGGTTTTTTAACCGCGACGCCGGGCAATGTCATCGATTACGCCTGGATCGAGAAGGACATCCTGGATGCCGCGAAGGAATATCAGCTCTGCCAGATCGGATTCGACTCATGGAACGCCCAAGCGACAGCTACCCGAATCATGGATGAATTGAACCCGACAGGCAACGAAGACGGCTTTCAGATGGTCGAAGTGCGTCAGGGAGCGAAGTCATTCAACGAACCCGCCAAGGACCTGCTCGTTCATGTCATGACGGAAAAGGTGCGGCACGGGGGCCATCCGGTGCTCCGGTGGTGCGCCGACAACCTTGTCATGAGGTCCGATCCCAACGGTAATGTAGCGCCGGACAAAGAAAAAGCGACGGAGAAGATAGACGGCATGGTTGCCCTCATCATGGCGTGGGGACGGGCGATGTTTGGAAACGACGAAACACAATCGGTGTACGAGACGAGGGGGGTTGTATGCTTATGAGCAAAGAGGGTTCTGATAAGAGATCCGTATCTGACCCACCGACCAAGCCGCTGCTGCGGATTGATGAAGTGGCGGCATATTTTGATGTCCATCCTCGCACAATCCGTCTGTGGATCGAGCATGGACATTTAAGCGCCGAACGGCTTGCCGGATCCATACGCGTAACGCGCGAGTCGATCATCAATTTTCGCCTCAAAGGACGAGAAGACTGAAAAAAGTGTGAAATATATGAACATTTGTAAAAATCCTGCAGTGTCAATACTTTTTAAAACCTGACATACTTCCACCATGGATTCATAACTGATTGATACGATAGCGGCTCAAAGTGAGAATATTACAGCGGCTCAAAAAAACAGCTCAGTATTTCCGCAACCTCGGCGTCGACGATCCCAAGGCTTGGGATCCTTCGCTTTGGAATCTCTACGGCGCGCAATCCCTCTCGGGTGAAACCGTCACTGAGCAGTCCGCCCTCACCTATTCCGCGGTCTGGAATGCGGTCACCCTTATAGCCGGGACTATCGCCAGCCTTCCTCTTCACCTCATGCAAATGAAAGCGGAAAAAAAGAGGATCGCCTCCGACAGGGTCATGTATAGAGTCCTGCACGACCAGGCCAACCCGTTTATGACAGCCAAGACATTACGGGAAACACTGATGGGCCACATCCTGCTCTGGGGCAACGGATACGCGGAAAAGGTCGTCAACGGATACGGGGAGCTCGTGCAGCTCTGGCCGATTGCGCCGAATCTGGTGACGCCCATGTGGCAGGACGGCGACATTTTATACCGTGTGAAGGTCGGTAAAGAAGACAAGTATTTCACCAGGGACAAAATACTGCACATCCCCGGCATCGGCTTCGACGGTCTCATGGGCTATTCGGTGGTCGCCATGGCCAGGAAGTCGATCGGCCTCGGCATGGCCATGGAAACGTTCGGATCCCTCTACTTCGGCAACGGAACGCATCCGGGGGTTATCGTCAGCCACCCGAACCAGCTCTCCGCCGCAGCGCACGCAAACCTGAAGAAGTCTCTCACCGAGGGCTATTCAGGCCTCGGGCAGTCACACCGGCTGTTACTGCTCGAAGAAGGCATGAAACTCGAAAAAGTGGGCGTGCCGCCGGAAGACGCCCAGTTCCTGGAAAGCCGCCAGTTTCAAATACCGGAGATAGCCCGCTGGTTCAACCTTCCGCCACACAAACTCAAGGACCTGACCCGATCGTCCTTCAACAACATCGAATCGGAGCAGCGGTCTTTCTATACGGACACCTTACTGCCATGGCTCGTCACCCTCGAACAGAACTATAACATGCAGCTCCTGACGGACAGCGACAGGGCGCTCTCGGGACGGGGCAGGCTTTACTACAAACACGTTGTCGAGGGCATATTGAGGGCGGATGCCGCCGGCCGCGGGGCCTTTTATCGGGAGATGTTCAACATCGGCGCCTTCTCCATAAACGAGATCAGACAACTCGAAGACAAGGACCCTATAGAGGGCGGGGACATCCATCTGGTGCCCATGAATATGACGCCGTTGCAAAATGCCGGGAAGCTTGATCAGTCGTTGGAACCTAAGCGGCCCATGCCCGGAGACGACAAGGGAGGCGAGGACCAATGAAGTGGTATGAGATCAAAAACAAGGCGGAGAAAGCCGAGATATGGATTTACGATCAGATCGGGGAAGATTTCTGGACCGGCGGCGGCACCAGCGCAAAGGCCTTTCAGAAAGAGCTTTCTGCGGTCACCGCTTCGCAGATCGATCTGCACATCAACAGCCCGGGCGGTGAAGTTTTCGACGGCATCACCATCTACAACCTTCTCAAGCAGCACCCGGCGACGATCACGACGTATATCGACGGCATCGCTGCGTCCATTGCCTCGGTCATTGCCCTCGTAGGCGACAAGGTGGTTATGGCCGAAAACGCCCTTTACATGATGCACAACCCCTCCGGGATGGTTGTGGGAAACGCCAATGACATGAGGAGCATGGCCGATGTCCTCGACAAAGTGCGGGGGAGCATGCTGAAGGTCTATTCGGGGAAAAGCGGGAAAGAGGATCAAGACATCGTTCCCCTGCTCGACGCCGAAACTTGGATGAACGCCGACGAGGCTTTGGAGGCGGGTTTTATCGACGAGATCGGGAGCAGGATGGACATGGCTGCATGCGCCAGGTTCATCCCGGTTATGGCAAAGGCGGGCTTCAAGCGCATTCCGGATAATATTGACGGCGAAAAGGAAAACCCATTGCCGAAAGATCTTGAGGACATTGCAAATATTCACCAGAGGAATCAGGTTAAAGTCGCTCAATCCAAGCAGACAAGGAGGGATCGTGTAGCCGACCTGCTCATCAGGGCGGAGTTGGTTTCACCAAAGTAAAAGAGTAAAGACCTAAAAACCCGGGCTCCCCCAAAGCCTGATCAGCCGAAGGGGACGCAAGAAAGAACGAAGGGCGGCCGTGTAGGGCTACACACCTACATTGCCGCCCTTTTTCTTTGCCCGGAAACCACAAGGAAAAAGGAGCAGAAAATGAAAACGAT